CGAGAAGCGATTGAGCCATACTGACCATCTTCTTCAGCTTCCTCAGTAAGTGAGAATGCCAAAGCAACCGTTTCATGCTGATAGCGAGCTGTCCATTGCTGGCTCCCACTATCATAGCTAATTGCTGCACCTTCATCTTTTGTTGGTGCAGAACCAAAACCTTGAAGAAGAAGATCTTCTTCGTATGCTTTGTTAGATGTATTCGCTTCAAAAACAGCAGAATACTCTGGTGGATAGCTGTCATACTCAAGACCAAAAAGAGTATTCAGTCCTGGCTCCAGCATGGAGGCAAATTGTGCTCTATTCATAGCCATTTTTCATACCCTCCTTATATACCAGCTACGTTCGTACCAAGGATGTGCTCATTAATGAGAACTTCCATGATAGCGTTCGCGCCGAATGCGTTGTCTGGAGCATCATACAAGCCAATAATCTTACAGGTAGCGATACCTGCAGCCATTGTTCCACTTGATTCAAATCCAGATTGTCCAGTTACAGTTGATCCTGCCCCAGCAACAACATCAGCACAATTACCGATATTAGTCTGAGCAGGTGATCCTGCACTTTGAACTTTAAACACAGTATATGGATCATCATATACATATGCTACGATGTCTGTAGCGACTGTGCCTGAAGGCCAGTATTCACTATAAACGTATGAGCCATCTGATGCGGTATAAGAAACCCCAGCAAAGACACCAATGTTATTGGTTTCTCCGTTGCAGTGTGCGGAGTAAGCAAACCAGTGTTAATCAGAATTACTAAGTCACCTGTAAAGATGTTCTCAGCAAGACCACTAGCAATAGTGTACTTATTCGTGCGAGGTGCATTACCACTCATATGGCGAATTGGGACAAACCCAAAGGCTGCATCAACATTAGCCATTATTCGCTCCTTTTCAGCGTAAAGTTTTAATCATCCATAACAGAGAGATCCCTGCCACGGCTCGAAGTGGACTTCCGTTCTTGGTAGATTGGTTGTCCTGTTTTTCGTCCTAACGCATCAAGATCTCCTGCAACTGACTGGTTTGCCTCTACGCTCTTATTATTATAATAATTTTTCATCTGCCTATGTTTTTCTGTAGGCATTTCGCAGAGTAACATTCCTTCAATTCCAATTGATCCTGCCCATTGTCCATGATTGATGGTTGGAAACAACGCATCTTTCACACTATCGGCAGAGCGTGGGCTCCATCCCTCACGCATACGTTTGTATACGTTGTCTGGAGTGTCTTTACCCTGAATCGAGGTAGCAATCCATCGTTGAGTGTGACCTGGACGAGGTTCTGGTGCATCCAACAATGATGGTGGTTTCCATGCAGTTTCTGGGCGAGATTGCTCATCACGCATGGAATTTCGAGTTTCGTTTGCTCGCACGTTTCTTTTCTCAGTCATGACTGGCTCCTTTGCTGACGTTTGATTTCAGCCTCGTATTTTTTAAGACTTGATTCATCTGTAATTCCAAGTTCACGAGCCATCCTAAGTTGATCCTGCGTCATACGCACTCTATTGCCCTTGTAAGATGAACCACCTGTAGTTGGTGCAACTGGTTGTCTACTTTTTGTTCTAGCCTTACTTGGACTTGGGTTGGAGTTTAACTCAGGAAATACTTTTTGTAAACGATTATTCAAAACCTGATAATATTCATCAGAATCTTTATCGTATCCCTCTAAGTCAAGTTGAACATCAATAGATCGAGCCATAGCTGTTTCTCGCTCAAAGCCACCAGTATTAAACCAACGGTTTTGTTGCCACCAAGAGTTTGCCTTCTCAGGAACTTGTTGAGTTGCAGCTTGCTGTGCTCTGCCAACAGTTGGAGACACAGACCTCTGAGATTGCTGTTGCTTCTGCATTTCTGCAATACGCATCGCAGCTCTCATATCTGCCATTTGCTCTTGGAAGTTAACTTGAGCTTCTGTGTCACCCTCCTCAACTGCCTTAGTCAAAGCAGCCTTGGTTTGGTTGTAGCGTTGATTGAAAGCCTTCTCGCTATTCTGAGCTGATCCCTGTTCTAGTCGAGCAAGCCTTGCATTAAGCTGGGCATTCTGCTCTTGGATTTGTTGAGCTTGGATCTCAGCCTGTCTTCGCTGATCAACAAGTTTCTTAATCCTCTTTTGTACTTTGGGACCGTAATCCTCTTCTTGGTTTTCACTCGCTGCCTTTTCTTCTTCAACGATATCTTTGACTTCTTCAACAGGATCATCTGTTATTTCAATCTGAAAATCTTCAGGCTCACCTTTAGCCTTCTTGATCTCATCTTCAATTTCATTAATTACATCTTCATTTGCCATGGTAGCGTCCTTCCAAGTTATGTCGCTAGATATGCAGTGACTTCAGATCTTCTGGTAGAATTGACGTTAATTCATCGTCATTCAGCAAAAGAAATCTTACACCATTGATTGTTACTTTTTGACCTGAGTATTTGCCGTAAGTAACTCGATTACCAACTTGTGGAATATTCATCTTCCACGATGCCCCAGTATCCCGATCCTTAAACGCAAGATCACCCATAGAAGCAATTCGACCATGAGCAGTTAAATACTCCTCATTGTCTTTGGAGATTGTAGGCAGATGTAATCCACCTCTTGTCTTCATTTGCACTTGATGGGGTTGGACTAGAACTTTCCAATTTAATGGAATTGGTAATTGCTCAGTTGTCACGATTGAATCCGTAGATCCGTCTTTGTATTCATGTTGATGAGACATGGTCATTCATCCTCTTCATTTAATTTGTTTAATGTTTCGTTGATAACCTCAGAGGCTTGTTCTAAACCCTCCGCAATACCCACGTTCTTCTGATATGACTCAAAGTCGGATACCCGACCTTGAACCAGACTTTCAGCTATCTCTAGCCTTCTCTCCTTCAGATTCTTTTTTATCTGATTGAGTAGATCCGTTACTGTCATCTTTCACACCTCCTGACATAGAAACGCCAGTGACATGGATGGTTACATCATGAGCAGCTACATCCTTTTTATCTTCTGACATTAGTATCCTTTCTTTTTTCCCATTGGTTTCTTCTTAGCTCCCATAGGCTTTTTCTTCATACCCATTGGTTTTTTCTTCATACCCATTGGTTTCTTTTTTCCGTACATAGTCTTCCTTCCTTTCATTAATTGACCAAAACTACTTCTATTCATTACGCTTGACCACCAGATAGTTCACGAGCAAGTAATCGTAATGTCTCAATAAAACTTTTATCAAGCTCTTTCGCAGCTTTTGCGAATTGCTTGGGAGATATTTCATCTGAATCAATATTCCTACGCTCTAGGAAACTTTTAGCAGCTCTAATTTCTGCCTGTGCTACTTTTTTAATTGCTGCTCTTGCCATGTCTAACCTTTACCACCTATGTATCCACCAACGACACCGATCACTCCAGTTAGTGACATTTGAAGTAACCCAATTATGCTTTCGTCTAGTGCTCCACCGTGTTCATTTGCCATTTTAAATTCATCAACGACTATCAAACCAAGAATGCTCATCAAGCCTACAACTAATACTAATACTATTATATCTTTTATATATTTCATTTACTACCTACTTTTTATTCGCAAGCGAGGAGCCTGTTAGAATTGCTCCAAATGCCAGATGAAACAACCCACCACCCAGAAGTGTAAATGGCTCATGTTGTCCTGTTAATTTTTTCATCAATTCCATTTGAACCATTGGCTCCTTAGTTGAATTTATAATCTCCATAAATTGGGAAATGTCTGGTCTGTTTAATCCCCACCAAACTGGGCAAAATAGAAAGTCGTAAAAGCAAATGATTAAATAAAATATAAGTGCAGTCCAACGCCAAGTTAGTGTACTTTTTTCGTGTGAAGTTAGCTTCTCCATTTAAAGACAAGGTGGTGTACACATAGCTTTATTTACTCCGTAAGATATAAGAGCAATAAATATTACTATTCCCAACCCAATCCAAATCCATTTATTTTTCATCACCACGCCTTACACGACCAGTATCGTGCCTTTGTTTTCGGACCAGGCTCATCACAGTTGTGTCTTGCTCTGAAATTCTTCCTACGTCCTTTTTGGTTTTTCTTAATTCTCATATTAGGATCACCAAAGGTAACACGTTTAATTTTATCACCGTCTGTCACATATACCACAGACTTCTTCTTGCCATAGCTTGTCTCGCCCTTGGCAATTCTGCGAGGTTTATTTAATTTAACGCTTTTACCTTTGTAGGTTGCCATTATGCGGTTGCTACTTTCTTAGCCCTATCTGACAAGTCTTTTTTGTGAACTAGGAACTTGCTAGACGCTGTGTGTGTCTTGCCAGACATAACACGCCCCTTGGCATCTTTATGAGTAGCACCCTTATGCTCTTTGCCGTTCTTGAAATAATGTTTAACACCTGTACCCATTATGATTTCCTCTTCTTTGGTTTCTTCCAGTTTACTCGCTTTGCGGATGTCTTACTCTTAGATGCTGTCTTTGCTGACTTACTTTTACACTGTGCCATCGTAGGTCTACAGGCAGGGTATCCTCTCTTGGTTTTAGTTCTAGACTTACGTCCACAAGGCTTGCCAGTCTTGCAATCAACCCAGCCCTTGCCTTTGTTCTGACCAAACCAATCTTTTAGACTGTTACCACTACTTTTTTTTCTTGGCACTCTTCTTACCCCAATTTTTCGCACCTACCTTGCGACACTTAACCAAAGCCCCAGATCCATAGGCA